CTCGATTCGGAGAGTGCCGCCATTATTCCAAAGCGCACCCGCTGGCAGGCCGGTACTGGAAGTTGGAAGATTTGGCATTAAAACAGCGCCACTAGCATCACACCTGAGAATATCGATGGTGCCGCTTGCGTTCTGTATATAGGTCGAGCCACTGCCTTTTGGACGGAGCATCAAGGAGGCGTTGGTAGATTGTGAACCGCCATTGATAACAGAAAATCCACCTGAATCTCCTATCGTAAGGCCTGTTTCAGAAAGTTTTGAGTGAGCACCTTGGATGATCTGGCCAGTAATAGTGTAAGAGCTAAAGTCAATGCCTCCTTGAACTGTAGCCGCCCCTGCTGTGGAGATAATGGTACTTGTTTCTGTAAACGGATTGGCGCCATTCGCAGAGCTAAACAGTATTCCGATCCCGTAGCCAGCATGAGTAATGGTGTCTGCTAATCCAGAAATACTAAGGGCGGCATCGAAACCTGTTCCCCGCTGTGCGTTTGCTCCAGCAATTTGCAATCCAAACTGAAACTTGACACTTGCACCGGCTTTGATAAACGTATTAAATTCAGCTGCGGTGACATTGAGCAGGTTCTGTGCCGCACCTTCTACATAAGCAGCAAAGCCGCCACCGAAGAACGCTCCTCTGGCGTCTGTAGTTGTATTTGACCCGGTATCCCCAGTTTCGCAGTATATAGAGCCTTGCGATGCGACATAATTTCTGTTTGTGTTTGCGTTGCTGGTTGCTGCGGTTTGCATCAAACTGCAATACAGCCCAATCCTTCCGCCGGTTACAGAACTTCCTCCAAACCTGTGGCGATACCTCCCGCCCACAAAGAATGGATCTCCTGTTACGGAGCAATCTTCCAGAGTATCCCACATGTAGGCAGTCGGGGAGTACCCTATCAAAGGCCCCGCTCCAGCTACCTGAAGGCCGCTGAGTCTCCTTGTGTGGAGCCACACATTCTTCTGGGTTCCGTCCTTAAACGAAATAGCTCCTCCCCCAGGAGGTAGCACATAGCCCGAAGGTCCTAGATAAACGTTGTCAACAAAGATGGGTTTGCCGCCTGCTGCCGTGCCTGCTGCTTGAATCGCAGCCGTATCATCAGCCACCCCATCTCCAACCGCCCCAAAGTCCTTCACAGACACGACGTCGCGTAGTTTAGATTCAACAGTGCGGGGGGTAGCTCCTGCTCCGGCTTGAGTAAACGTGGTGGCGTTGTTGGCTGCTATTGTCGCAGCATCAGCCGCAGCATCAGCCGCATTAGCCGTGACAACGGCATTGGCTGCGTTGTCATTAGCCACAGTGATTTGTGCCTGTAGACCTGCCGTCGATTGATTGGCTGCGTCGTACTGGGTTTCCTGGGCGTAGTAAAGTCCTTGGTTGAAATTGTCATTCAGGCCAGCTACAGGCAAGGGCCCACCAGGCTGCAGCACGGTTGAAAGGGCTGTAGCGGGGGTTTCCCGGAAAATGCGCACCTGGGCTCCAGCAGCAGGAGCCACCGAAAACCGCAGGATGCTGGCACTGAAGAAGGTGAACGCAGTGGTCAGGACACCATTGATCGATGCCTTGATGTGAAGCTGGTTGAGATAGGGAAAGGCGAACGTGAAGTCCACCTGGGTCCCATTGCCTGTGGCTGTAGCGGGGACGTAGGGGTTAATTGCCATCGTTAAGGTCGTCGATTGCTTGCTGGGTCTGGGTGGCCGCGTCGATGTCTCCACGTCCTGCTTGGTCCCGTAGCTTGCGGACCATGTCGCTACGGGTCATCCACTTGACCGAGGTCTGCATCATCCGAGCCCTGGCCTCAGCCTTGGCCTGGTTGATGGTGGATTGGATCAGTTCGGTGTGTGCGGAGATCCCTATGTCAAGACTGGACTGCCTGGACTTCCATCCAGCCAGGGCATCCTGGTAGTTGGGGCTGTTGAACAGCTCGTCAAGCCTTTCGGCCAGCTTGACCTCGTGAAGGGCTGAGGCGAAGTCGGCTCGCTCGTCCTTGGCGATCTCCTCCCCTTGGTCGAGCTTCGTGGTCAGGGTGCTCGAGTCGAAGCCAGCCTCGCTTAAGCGAGAGGCTACGGACTGGCCCAGGTCCTCGGGGGAGCCCTTAGGGAACTCGGCGTCGTAGATCCGGAAGGGGGAGTTGGCGTTATACCAGCCGCCAGCAAGGGAGGTGAAGGGCTTGCCGGTGAAGGGGTCGATCTTGGTGGGCTCGTTAAGAGCAAAGCCCGGGACCGCAGCCGCCAGGACCTTCTGAAGTTCCCCGTCGATCTCCCGCATGTAGGGATTCAGGGTGTTAGCCATGGCACGACGAGCGCCGGCCATAGGGAGCAGGTTGTTGGTGGTCGAGAAGAGACCCTTTGCTACAGGATTAGGTGAGGCATAGGTTTTGGGATCGAGGAAGCCTGCTACCACGGTGAGGCCGCTGAGATAGCTCTTGTCCACGATGGAGATCGAGAGAGCAAAGAGCATCTGCCCCAGGAACTGCTCAGCTACATCTACATGGCCCATGCGTCCCAACATGGCCACATCAGCCATGATGGCCATCAGGTTGTTGATAGGCTCGATTGACTCGTAGGAGACCCACTTACCTGCCACCTTGACGGAGCGGGGGCGGTGTTCCTGGAGCCATAGTTCCCGAGCAGGGCCGGCCGGTGGGCCGTTGCCTGTGATGTTTCCGGTGAGGGCACCAAGCATCCCCGCACCCAGGAAGAGGGCACCGGTTGATTGGCGACCCTGCATGATGGCCTTGGCCACGGGGTCGAAACCGGGATCACCAGGCATCGAGTCCAGGACAGCCCTAGCACGGCTGCTAACCCGGTTCAGGAGGGGTAGGTGCTGGGCGCCATAGACGGCCAGGTTGTAGGGGGTCCGGACGAAGGGCATGGCCAGCTGAAGGATGGGAGCAGCCTCGATTAGGTTTGACAGGCGGTTGATAACCCCGCCTGGGTTGTCCTGGAAGGTGGAGGCATCGGCGAAGTCCAACAGGGCCTCATCCTTGATTTGCCAGTCGTCGTGGAAGCTATCCTTGACCTTCTGAGTATAGATCTCCGAGAATCGCTCGTCCAGCTGCTTGGTGGTCAGGTTGGAGTCGAAGGCCAGGTAGGCAGCATCCATCGACACCTTCATCCGGCTGTTGATGATTTTGAAGAAGTCGTCTCCGGCGACCAAGGCACGGCTACCCCAGTTGAAGAGCTGGTTGTTCTGTGCTCGGTAGAGGGTGTCGATCACCTTCAGGGCTAGTTCTTCGCCACTGCCTGGTTTGGTGGTAAGGCGTATCGCCTCAAGTTGAGCCAAGGACTTAGCCTCCTGCAGCACGAACTTGCGGTTGAGTTGCAGAGGCTCGCCGGTGCGGAAGGAGACCTGCATAACCTTAAAGGCATCCCCGTAGGATTCCATGAGGCCATGGAAGGCAGCCTGTGCTGCATACCTGGCTTGTGGGCCTCCGGAGAGAGCCAGGCTGAGGGGCTTCTCGAAGGTGGAGTAGAGGTTGCCAGCGGTGTTTCTCAGCTGGGTGATGGGACCTGAGAGGATCGAGTGGTAGAGGTTCTTCATGGCCTGCACCCAGCCAACTCTCATCATCACGTCAACCTGACGCAGGGTGCCAGCAGGGTCGCCCCCGTTAAGCACAAGCGATCGGACCAGTGCCTGCAGCTCCTCAGTGGCATCCGCGTCCTGGCCAGCCCTGGAGAGTTTGTGGATCTTGGTGGCCCACTCCTTCAGGGACTTGGTTTCCTGGGCTTTAGCTTGGACAGGATTCATGGGCTTAGCGCCCCGACCGGTTTCTCCCCCGATCACCTCCTGGTTCATGCGGAGGTTGTAGCCACTGTCGTAGCCACTGAGCTTATGCAACTCGCTGAGGGTGACCAGGCGATCGACCAAGCGATCCATCTGGTTTCCAGGGTTACGACCAGCTGCATACAGCTCATCCAGGCTCTGTGAGAGCTGGAAGATCTGGTTGGAGGTGTCGGTGATCATGGTCTTGGTGGCCACGACCCCCTTAGCGTTGAGCAGCTCCTGGGTTACCCCGTCGTCGGTGACGGTACGAAGGGCATTTTGATCGCGCAGCAGTTGCATGACTTCGGCTCCAGTGGGAGCGTAGTCGTCTCCGGCGACCTTTACGGCAGCCCGGAAGGTGTCGATAAACGCAGAGGCGTCCGTGAGGATCTCATTGACGGAACGGCCAGCCGCCTTAGAGATGTTCCGAAGATCCATCTCGTCGACGATTGACCGGAGGGTCTTGATTGTGGCCTTGTTGACGTCAGGAGCGGTGCTGATGATCTTGTAGAAGGCGTCGGTGAAGACGCTGGGGCTTTTGCCCATGGTAGGGCTTGTGGCCCCCTTTAGGAGGGTCGGATCGGCATCGGGACGCCGGGCAACCTTGGGAACGGAGGTTTCGAGTCGGATCTGATCAGCCGCAGCCACGCTAGGTGGGACGGATTCGTTGAATGTGGCCTGTTCTTCGGCCCGGAGATTCGCCGGATCTGACGAGAGATCCATTTCTAGCTGGGCTTTCTCGTCGTAGATGTCGGCCAGCTGGCGGTTAATCTCCTCCATCCGTTTGGCTTCCTGTTGGACAGCTCCATCCTCAAGAGGAGGAGCATCAGGTTCAGCCTTGGCGGCCTGCTCTGCGGTGAGCCGGTCGACCTCGGCAGCCGCAGCCTCGAACTCGGTCGCATCAGGGTCAGGTTTTGAGGTAATCTCCTTGAGTCGCTGTTCGGCTGCTTGCAGCTCGGGGGAGGATTCAGGTGCAGCCTCAGGCGTCTTCAGTGATGGATCGGTGGGCTGGAGGTTATCCAGCTCCCTCTTTAGCTCTGGTGTAAGAGGCTTGCCGACGGCCCGGAGGTCCAATTCAGCTAGCTCGGCCTCCAGCTCGACTCGTTTGGTCTCCAGTTCCCGGAGGCGTCCGGTGGTGGCGACAGGCCACTGCTTATCGGCGAGGTCCGTCTTGACGGCTGCGGCCTCCTTGGCCTCCTCGGCACCTACAGCTACACCCCGGGCAAGGGCTTCGTCTGGAGACAGACCTTGCTTGAGGAAGCCCTGGGTGGCCTTGCGGGCAAACAGGAGGTAGCCAATGGCATCAGCCGTGGCACCTACAGCACCGCCGGTGACGGTGGCCTTAAGTTTGGAGATGAAGGCGTTATCAGTTCGGTTGGAAGCCAGGCCCATGGACCACAGCTCTTCGGTTTCCGGGGTGACGAAGGGTAGGTCCCGGATGATGTTAGCGACGTTGGGGTCGCCTGCCTTGGTGAGCAGGAAGTCAGCAGCAGCACCAGCGGGTATGCCAGTGATGCCTGCAGCTGCAGCCCGCTTAATTGCGCCGGCGCCTTGCGGAGCCAGCCGGGCAGACATGCCTACCTGGGGCAGGCGCCTGGCAACGGCAAAGGTTGTCAGAGCGAAGGAGAGGATCTCGGAACCAAGCTGCCCCGCCGTGGTGGAGGGCCGGTTTTCCGAGCTCATGGAGTTGAACTGGATCTCCCGGTATTCCTTTTCCAGGGGGTCCCAGGTCTTAGGGAGTTCAGGTAGGGATGCACCGGTGACCTTTTTGATGGCCTTCTGGGAGGCACTATAGGCCCCTAGGCCAGCCCACATAGCTGTTTCGCCCACACCTTCGACGATTCGGGTGAGGCCGGCATCCACGGCCCGCAGGGGCTCTTTCAGGACCGCCCAGCCTCCTTCCTTGCCGTCGTTGCGTAGGGCAGCTCGTGCCCAGGTGACTGGGTTGGTGGTTATCTTGGTCTGGGCTGTGGATCCCTCCGGAATGAGTTGCCGGGGTTTGGGCGCATTTGGATCAACAGGCCTGTCTTTGGCCTTGAGTTTGCGTCCACTGGGATCCATTCCCTTGGCGGCATTCTCCTTGGCTTTGCGGCGCTTCTCCTCTTCAAGACGACGACGCTCTGCCTCTGCAGCTACGTTGGCGTTGGTGATGTCGGTGATGGTGGGTGAACCAGGCTCGCGGGCGGGTGCCATAGGAATGAGGGCTAATGGGTAAACCAAAGACCCCGCTGGACGCATCCAACGGGGCAGGAAGGTGAGGGCGGGATAGACCCGCCTACATCACCGGATGAGGGTGCCCAGAAGCTCCTTGAGGACAGCTGGGCGGATATATGGGACCTGGGCACGGCTGCCGCGAGGGGCAGGCATGATGGGGTCGATGGAGGCGATGCCTCCGGCGGAGGTGGTGCCGGTGCTTCCCTGGCGACCCAGGACGGTGCCGGGCTGGAGGCTTTGACCCTCCTTGACGTAGATGGCATCAAAGTGGGCGTTGATCAGCTGGAAAGGTTTGCCTGTCTTGGGGTCGATGTGCTCGGTTGTCACCCAGAGACCGTAGCCTCCCGGTTGGTTGCCGGTCTCGATGACCTTACCAGGCAGAAGAGCCGGGAACTGCTTGTCCCGGAAGTTAATGTCGACCCCTCCTGGTTGGTAGGAGTCACCACGGCCTGGGCGCTCGTAGCTGACGGAGGTGA